TTCTTCATCTATATTTTCTTCATCTATATTTTCTTCATCTATATTTTCTTCATCTATATTTTCTTCATCTATATTTTCTTCATCTATATTTTCTTCATTTTCTTCCTTTTTCTGAGAAGGCACTATATTAGTTTTTACAACATTTTTTTTCTTTTCTGACATAAATAAATTTTTAAAAACATCATTTGTATCTTTTACTGACATATTCTAGTATATTTTATTGATATGATTAAATTCTTATGTGAATAAATTTAATTGACAACTTTTATATTTAAAAAATAAAATTGATTAGTTATTAAAAATATATAAGAATATTTAAATAATAAATTTATAACAACAGATATGAGTAACCTTACAATGAGTAACCTTACAACAAACAACAGTAATACAGACTCGAACAATAATACAAATATGCGTCCAATTAATACTGAAGATAATTTGGAAAAACACATTGGAATTACAAAATGGTTTAGTAATAAACTTGGATATGGTTTTATTACATATACAGATAAATCTAATGTATCTCATGATGTATTTGTTCATCATACATCTATTCAACCACAAAAAACTACTTATAGAACATTAACTCTTGGAGAATATGTTGAATTTTCTTTAACAGTGTTAAAAAATAATGATAAAAAACAAGCTATCAATGTTACTGGTGTTTTTAATGGCCCATTACTATCTGATAGTTTATATGAATATAGAAATGATAGAAGTACATATAATAGTTATAATGATTTAAGGGAATTAAATGATTTAAATCAAAGAAGAATAAATGATGCTCTAAGAAATTCTGATAAATCGACGAACCAAACTAATCATAATTCTAATCATAATCATAATTCTAATCATAATTCTAATCATAATTCTGATAGAAATAGAAATTTTGATAGAAATACCAATAGACATAGAAATACAGGTAGAAATACAGGTAGAAATACAGGTAGAAATACAAGTGAAAACGCAAATCCAACACAAACAAAAGTATCTAATGCTGTTTCATTAAATGTTAATCGAAATAGTACAAGATTAGTCCCGAATACTAGTACTTCTATTGGTTGGAATGTTTTAGTTAGTAAATCACGAGAACAAAATAAACAGAAGTAATTTTTTCTGGGTTGCTTTTGTAAAATTAATTTTAGAAGTTTTTGGTGCGAGTGGTGCAATTTGGGGAACATCAGAAGTTTTAACATTACGAAATCCTGATACACAGGAAATATGGAGATATATTTCTTCTATAATTGGTATAATTTTTTTCATAAGATTTCTTTTTATTCAAAAAAAACTTTATAAAAAAATACATATAGAAGAAAATATTGATTTTTAATTAACAATCACATTTTATATCAAATTCTAGATCACTATCGTCAGAATCATCGGTTTCAATTACAAAAATTTGTTGGTATTCAATAGGAGTTCTTTCACGAACTGAATCGAAATTGAAACAAAAAAATAATGTTTTTAATTTATTTTTAAAGCTTTGAAAAAAATTCATAATAAATTTTATATATCATTCAATTTATTAAATTATTTAAATAATTTGATTGATATGTTGTTGAAATATCAATTTTATATATTTATTTATACGGCTGAAAAATTACAGATTGCTTTTGGATCAAATCCGCCAATACCATCATCAACACCTCCATTCATTACAGATTCATTTTTATACCTCCAACCAGCATTTTGAATCATTTTAAATTGTTTATTTGCTGCACTTTCATTAACATCATTACCAGTTGCATTTATAAGGGTAATATTATCGCTATTACTTGTTTTTAAATTATATTCAGTTGTTTTTAATTCACGTTCAATATCTTCACCAAAATTTAAATATCCAGGTTCTTCTTGAAGATTTTTATTATCTTTGTCTAATTCAATTTCGGAATCTTTAGAAAAAACGATTGATTTATTTTTAGATTTTTTAATAAAATTTAATAAATCACTTCTTAAATCTTCATCATTAATTACATCAACATCATCTGTTGCAATTTTATTATTAGAAACTGCTGGAATTTCTTTAATTTTAGTTTCTTCTTCTTCTTCTTCTGCTGCTGCTGCTTCTGCTTCGTCATTTTTTTTTTGTTTGTCATCTTTTTTTTGTTTCATTTCTTTATTTTCTAATACAATTTCATTAACTTTAATTAAAGCGATGTGAATAGCAATTGTACAAATCAAAAAAACTAATACCGATTTAATATTCATACTATTATATAAATATTATATAGATAATATTTCGTCAATTAATTATTAATTTTAATTAATAATCATAATTAAAATTGATTAATAAAGAACGTATTAATTAATATAAAAAATTATACCATTAATAATATAAATGGGTATCCAAACATTTTTTTCTACTATAAGGAATAATAAATATTTATGCAAATGTGTAAGTGAAAGAAAGAATACTATACATAAAAATAAAAAAATAACAGGTCTATTTTTAGATTTTAATGCAATTATTCATGATATTAGTTTTAAATTACTTGAACATTTGAACTATGAGTATTTACAAATATTAAAAACTATTAAAGTACCAAATTGTTCACAAATTAAAAGAAATATTTTAATAAATAAATTGAGAAACTATACTAATAAATATGAGATAGAATCTTCATATAATGAAGAAATGATGTTGACTGATCTAATAATTTATGAAGTAGGTATAGGTATAAATGCTATATTATTTGATACTTTTATTAGCGAGGATATTATAAAGATAGTCTACATATCAATTGATGGAGTACCATCAAAAGGTAAAATGGTAGAACAAATATCTAGATCATATTCAAGTCAATTTGTATCAAATATGGATAAAATTTTATTAAAAAATTTTAAACATACCTTAAATATAAATGATGAACAAAATAAGTACAATAAATTTGTTTACGAAACAACTAAATTTCATTGGGTTAAATATCATATTCAACCTGGAACAGATTTCATGGGGAAATTAAGTTCATCATTACAAAATGAATCTTTTTTAAAAAATATTGTTTTAAAAGATTTTAAAAATAAAGAACTATACTCTAAAATTTTATTATCTGATTTTAGAGAGATTGGCGAAGGAGAGATAAAAATTTTAAACTATATTCGACATTGTATTAAATATAAAAAATTAGACAAAGATGATATTATATCTATATTTAGTCCAGATGCTGACGTAATACTATTATCTTCTTTAATTCCATTAGATTATATTAAAAACATTAAATTGTTCCGATATGCCGATAAAAGAAAAAGATTTAGATATTGGGTTATTAATATAAAAAATTTAAAAGCATTATTATTTAATCGTTTACAAAATATATCTAATATTGAATTAGATTTAGAATATCTCCAAAGATATATTGATGATTTGGTATTTATTTTTAGTGTTTTTGGGGATGATTTTATTCCCAGAATACAATCATATAACACGTCAATGCATTTTGATTATATTGTAAATTGTTATACAAATGTTGTTTCGGATTATAATTTTATGACAAATACAAAATTATTAACAATTAATAATGTAATATTTCATGATTTTATAAGACTATTGACAATTTATGAAGATAATGCATTGGCTGAATGTTTTCTATATGATACATTTGATAATTTTAGAAAATGGGATGGTTATGGATTACAGCAAAAATTATCTAAATATGACGAATATTGGATGATGATATTAAATAAGTGTATTGCTTGTTATAAATTAATTAAAAATATTTTTGAAAGTAATACCGATGAAAAGAATGTTAATGATAGTTTAAAAATTTTAAATTTAACACATTCTAAATATATAGAAATTTTGTATGGCGAATTAATCATAACCTCGCCATCTAAATTTGATATAAATCATTATAATTGCAATATAAATTTAGACGATGAAATAAAAAAAGATAAAAGTGATATAACTAATATTTTGAAATATTTTAAACAATATTATATTTATTATATAAAAATGCCTCGCATAAAAACATTAGTTTTAAAAAATAGACAAGTAAATAATGAAAAAAGTAATAGCTATCAATTTTCATATGATATAGTAAAAAAAACATTTATTGAAATGAAAGATTCAAAATATTTTAATTGGACAAAACATCTAAATAAATTTGAGAATTTAACGACTAAACTTGGATATATAGATAGTTTAAAGAATATTTCAAATAGAAATTTACCATACTATTATTTCTCGGATGAGATTTATTATGGTAGGAAATTTGAAAGAACCAAAAATTTATTTTATAAGAAAAAACTAAATATAAATTCAAAAAATGAATTAAATAATTGTATTACACAATATTTGAATGGATTAATGTGGATATTTTTTTCATATAATGATGTAAATAATCCACTTATGAATAATTGGACATATGGACATCATAATTCTCCATTATTACAAGATATTTCCCGATTTTTTATAGAAAATCCACAATTTGATATGAATTCTTTTAAAATAACATTTCAAGAAAACAGTGTATTAAATACAAAGCAATATTTTACACCATTTCATAAAATATTATATACAACACCAATTGAGGGTATAATAAAAGTACTGCCAGAATACAAAAATATAATGGAAAATATTTCTAATCCATGTTTATTAAAAAAAGAATTAGAAAAACTTGGTATTAATGATACTCAACTTATAAATAAAATTATGAGTATTTTGTGTGATAAAAATTTTCCACGTATGGAAAATACTGCTAATATCGTATTTAATAATAAATACAATAATGTAATAGATTGTTCGGATGCAATGTACATTAGTAAATCTAAATTTGAAGTTCTAAAAAGATTTCATGAAGATAAAGAATTTGATACAAATTTTATTTTTGTTATTAATAAAATTAATCAATTTCTACAATTTAACAATAAATCTCTAAACAATTCTATAATTGCTGATTTTTATTCTGAATAATAAAAAATGTCAGTCCATCAAATTATTTACTCCTGTTCAATAAAGTCAAAATCATCGACAAATAATGATTCTATAGCATCATTTGTTTGATCTATTTTTTTAACAAACGTTGATACTACCTTCAATATTGGCATTCCATATACATATCTTGTGGCAACAATTTTTACTAAAATTTTGTCACCTTGTTTTAAACTTCCTTTATCTTTCAATTTATCAAAAATTACTACTATGAATAAAGGTCCTTGTTGAGCAATTATATCACTTTGAAAAGTTGATAATTGTAATACATTACATTCAATTATATCATTAATTTTTGGAGAACACACAAGAGCTTCATATCTAACCTTGAAAATAACATCTCCTGAAAAATCACCTTCATATAGAAGTCCTTCACCAATATTATCAATTTTTAAAATTTTATGAATATAACCAGTTTTGTTACACTTTTTTTCTCGTTGTTTTAAATTATTTAAAATAAAATCAGAATAATTAACTAATTCTGAAGGTGGAATTCTAACAAATTCTGTTAAAATATTTTTTTTAAAAATACGATAAGATGTTTTAGAATTTTCCATTGTAATATTATTTAAAAATAAAATAAATAAATCAATTTTATAGTTATATTAAATATATATAAAATAGCTTTTAAATTAATTTAGTCTAAATTCTCATTAAACTTTTTTAATAGTGTATTATAAACATTTGTTAGACATGTAGTCTTATGCCCCGAATATTCCCGAAGTAAGTCATCTTTTAATTTATTGAAAGAATACCAACCTATTTTTGATACTTCTCCTAACTGATATTTATTTGTTTCATCAATTCGGAGTGGTTTATTTGTTAAACAAAGGGCAATATAATATACAGTTTTATAAGAAACATTATTTGAACCAATATGTTGTTGAACAAAAGGGGGGATAGTATTACAAATTTCATAATCACCTGCGGTTAAATTTGTTTCTTCTTGGAATTCTCTTTCAGCACATTCTATGTCATCTTCATAACAATTCCTACGACCTTTCGGGAAATTCCATTCAGTTTCTTTATATTTTGATGTAGTTGTGTTTAAAAGTGAATCAACAGTAACAAATTTTGAATTTATAATTACTCCTTTTTTTAAATCATCATATTTTCTAGATGCACGATTATATTCTGTTCTATTAATTTCTTTAAACTGATCATTTATCCATAAACTTTCCCACAAAATATTAAAAGGATTTGTTTTTATTAAATTTCTTTCATATAGAGTCATTCTTGAGAATAAAACACGTAAAAATTCAATATCGCTATATTTGTATTTACCACGTATAAATTCAACGTAACTTAAAGTATTACGACGTCTTACTGCTAAAAATTTAATGTTTGATGGAAGTAATTTCTGATCCAATCCTAATGGAAATGGGGTGATCTTAATACATATGATACCATAACTAGTTATTGGATACTTACATTCCCTAAAATAATGTCCATACTTACCACAATTATTACAATATTTTCTTCTCTTTTTATAAAAACAGACATTACTATTTTCTATAGATGTTTCTATAGATTTCTCTACAGATTTCTCTACAGATTTTTCTTTTTCTACAGATTTGTTTGCTAAATCATCTGACATTATATATTTCTAAGTATGTTACTTTATTATAATATTTTAATGTTAAATAAGATTTTAGGAAAATTTATTTTTATATGACTTCATTTTTTTTTATATCTACACATTATCTAGATGAATTATATTATTTTTCTAGATAATGTGGTTTTTATTAAGTTCTATATTAAAAATATGGACTGGTTTCGGTAATTATTATTAATTATTATTAATTATTATTTATTTTTTAATTTTTTTAATATTTTATAATTTTGTGTTTCAAAACTTGGATACACCGAATACATAAAAACATTGTTTAAAAAAGAAATATTTTTTTCTGAAATACTTAATGGTCTATTTGATGATCTTAAATATTTTTTGTAATATTTTTCAAAATTATTATTCTTCTTTATAGAAAATAAATTAAATTTTTGAAATACAACATCCAAATTTTTCTCAAAAAGCATTGGTTCAGCAATTTCATTATTCCATCCCCAAATTGATTGCTTGATTCCAATCATTTTTGGATTTTTATCCCAAAATATATCATAATCAATTTCATCTCCAGTAATCATATTTTTACCATTTTTTAAAGTTATACCATAAAATGGTTCATTATTATCATCTCGTTGAATAAAATAGGTAAAATCATCTCTTATATGTTTCATAATATGATGACCATCTAAATAAGAACCAATAAATAATCCTTTTTTTTTATTCAAGTATTTAATTACATTTTTCATAAATATTTCAAATCGTTTTTTATCCAAAACATTTTTGCCCTTTTTCATAGTAGCAAACATATAATGGATTACAAACATAATACTGATTGTGTCAAAACCTTGCCATTTTTCTTTCTTTGCAATTGAAAGAAAATTTAATAATTTTGTTTTCTCATAGTTATTATATCCAGATGAACCAGTTTTTATATCTTTTGTTGCATCTCCCCAAACTGGTGTTATATTAATTTCATTATTTTTATAATTACCTTTATATGAACCATCTTCCATTTTTGTAAAACCCTTCTGTTCAACTCTTTCAACTAATCCCGAAAATCCTTCAGAATAATTCCTACCATAAATTTCTCGTCTTGAAGGATCTATTGCTAAAATATCTGTATATCCAGATTCTAACCATTTATTTAAATCTCCACCTCTTCCACTTCCTATATCAAATAAATATTTCCTTTTTTTCCTAAGTTTTACTGACGATTCATTAAATAATTGTCTTTTTACAAAATTTTGAAAAAATCTCCAATTCATTCTTTTATCAGATGTACCTTTATTACTTACAATATCATAATGTAATCCTATAGGATCAATATTCGTACAACTGTTCTCACACATTTTTTCATATTCTGACTCTTCATAAACTAATTCACTTAATTCATCTAATGTAATATTTTCTTCAATTGCTTTTAAAACACTTAAAATTGTTAAACGAGCATTAGGTTTATTTTTATCACTTCTCCGACGTAAAAAAATCCATTCTTTTTTATCATAATCATATTCAAATTCAGCAATATCTTCCATATTTTGTAGAGTGCGAACTCTACCATAAAATCCTAATAAACCATATTGATTGACTAGTCTCAAATTTTTATACGATTGATCATTTACTTTAATCCAATGTTTATAAAAATCATCTCCATGATATCTTCTCCAAACATTTGTAATTTTAATTTGACCATTAATATTTCTTTTCTGAGGATATCCATTAGCATGAAATTCTGTAAAATTACTTCTACTATTATAAATAACTCTAACATCAATTGAATGTTTATCTTTCCATTTTAGTGTAGGAATACTACTATTATATGCGGAATTAATAGGTGTGTATATCAATCCATCTAGGCGATATGAAAATAAATTTTCCCTATCATTCCATAATTTCTTTGTTTGTTTGAAAATATTCTTAAAATAAAATTTTTTAGATCTTACTTCAACAATTTTTGAAATTCCTTTTTCTATTTTTGATATAATCTTTTTTAAACATTTCAATCTATTAATTAAATTTTTACTTCGGCAATCCTCGCCATTTATAAATAAACAATCAAAACCTAGAAACAATTTTTGTGTTTCCAAAAATTCACCATCAATTACTGAATTTTTTATATTTATTTTGCTATCTTCATAAATTTTTATTTTTTGAAAAGTTCGTGGATTTACATAATAAAAAACTCCATTATTATTAATATATAAATATTTCCTTTCGCCATCAGCTTTATCTGTAATCGAATACGGAGAATTTTGGAGAAATTGAATTTTATCTCTCTCTAATGTTACAACTTGATTAGAAATATCTGTTTCTAATAAGTCTTCTATCGAAATATCTGTATTATTATCAATATAAGTTTTATACTGTAATATTAATTTATTCACATTTGATATTATCTCATCCAAACTTGGTTTTTCAGCCAATTTAGTATAAGATTCTACATCAAATTCAATTTCTACTTCAAATGATAACGATAATTTATATGAATCTGGATTATTTTCATCATAATTTACCGAAACAGTAATAGTGCTGTCAATTCTCCATACTTCATATTCTAACCAAGAATAACGAAATTTGATACGCTCTGCTTCAATATTTTCCAAACTCTTAGCAAATTGAATTAATCCTTTGTTATTATTGGAAACTGATTTAACATATTTATCCATTAAATTCTTTAATGAATGTTGTTTTTCAATTGCAAATGTAACTCGAAGATGATTTACATTATCATTGGTTGTTTTTTTATTTTTTGATAAAAAAATATTATGAAGAGATATTTTCTTTTTATTCAATTTAGATTGAATATTATATAAATCTTCTTTGCTTAATGTAAGAAAATTATTATAAATATCTTTTAATACTTTTTGGACAGATGTCCCATTGTATGTAGATCTTTTAATAATTTTATCATTATTATCATATAATCCTTCAAAATCTTTGTACCTTGTATCAATAATTAGATTAAAGTTCTTTTGCGAAGAACTACTTTCTAATATACTTAAAAAAGCATTTCTATTTATATTTGGATAAAAGCTATTACGCTTAAAAAAACCAAAACGAACTTCTAATTCATAATCTTCATCCTTATTTTTATTATCTAAGTTCGATGTTATAAATTCAAGTCGCTCTATTAAAGTGTTATTAATATCCATTATAATTATATATATATTTGATATATAAAAAATCAATTTTAAATTATTTATGATAAATGATTCATAATATCTGAAACTAATTCAGATTTAGTTTTATTCTTTAATCCATTACCACTTTTTTTACTTTTTTTGATATTAATACCAAACCCTTCAGAAATATTTTGTAAAATTAATAATTTCATTTTTATTAATTTTTTTGAATTATATTCAATATTTTTATCCTTGCTCTTATTTACTTTATTTTCAATTACTTCATTTTCAATTACTTCATTTTCAATTACTTCATTTTCAATTACTTCATTTTCAATTACCTCATTTTCAATTACTTCATTTTCAATTACCTCATTTTCAATTACTTCATTTTCAATTACCTTATTTTCAATCACTTTATTTTCAATCACTTTATTTTCAATCACTTTATTTTCAATCACTTTATTTTCAATCACTTTATGGAAAATTTTTCTATTAGTTGATGAATTATTAGCAATAGTATTTAATCTATTTACAAAATCTTTCTGAATTTTATATAATAGAAGTTTATAAATAAAAGATGAGTCGGAAGTAAATATACTTTCACCATTAGACATTATGTAATATTGATACATATGCTCATCACATTTTTCTACAATAATTGTGGATTTATAAATAGAAAATTTATTACAAGAAGAATAAAATATAATGTCATTTTTTTCTTTATCTGGTATCACAACACAAATATTCATTTCAAAATAATCACACAAAAAATAAATAAATAAAGGATCGTCTTCAATTTCATTACCATCTTCAAAAAACCCTCTCAAAATTTTTTTTGTAAATCCTTTTCTTTTACGATAATTATATTTTTTATATAATTCGCATGTATCAAAATCAGTTAATAATTTCTTCAATAAAATAGATTTAACATTTGAAGAAACATTAACAATCGCTTTATCGCCGCAGCAAGAAATAAATACATCTAAAAACTTAGATGGTTTACTTTTTATAAAATCATTTCCAAAAATGCTTTTAAAAACTGATATAATGCTGTTGTGATTTATCTTATTTTTAGACTTATATTCTTCTTCTACTATAAGTGGTTTTTTTAAACCAGCTCTTTTTTGCTTATTTGAAGAATAACTACGTAAAAAATTAACTTCTTTAAAATTTTCATCTGTAAAATATAATACCGAAAAAAGAAATTCATAATAATTTTTATTTCTATCATAATTATTTCTTAATTTATTAATAATTTGATCAAGATCCATTTTATTCATTAATAAGTATTATAATATAATTTTTAATTAAGATTATATTATTAAATTCACTTTTCATATTATTATATTAAATAACAATAATATGAAATTTGCATGATGTTTTTTTTCAAATAATCACATGGTTATATTATAAATTTAATAATCGTAGCCATATTTTATTTGAAATATTAATCTCTTCAAAATATGTTAAAATTATATATATCAAATTAGCTACATCTTGTTTCTTTAAGACTAATTTAAATTGTTTTGGTTTTGTAATTCTTAAATTCCACCATTCATATATATCACTATATTTTGCGATGTCATCTGCAAATTTTATTCCCTTTTTATCATTTGTTTCGCGTATTAGAGCAATAATTCTAGAAGAATCGATTAGTGATCTAAATTCTTCTGTTAGAATATACGTTTGTATAATACATTTTAATTGAGATAAATTATAAGATAAACTAAATTGACCAAAACTTTCTCTTTTACCTTCTTTGCAAATCATTTTTTTTTCTCTTAACCAAATATGATATTTAGGTTGTCCCCATAAATGTGATGATTTATTATGATTCGCAATAACGAGTATATTTAAAATTAAACCAATTAATGGAGCATTTTTTTGTTTTTCGTTTTCATCTGATATCGAAATATCCAACTCTTTAATTAATTCTGTTACCTTTTTGACCTTTCTTTTTTGTATCTTTGACACATCTATTATATCTATTTCATTTATAGATTTTTTACCATGAATAATTTGGTTATATTTAACTTCATCTATTTCATTCAATGATGTAGGAACTGATACTGCTTGTTCAAACCCAGTTTTTTCATACATTGGTGAACGTTCAAAATCAGATCTCAATAATTTTTTTGAAGTATCATGGACATTTGCTTGATCTTCAAATGGTTGAAATACAAATATTCCACCAGAAGAAGTATTTCTACCAAATATATATCCATAAATAAATCCACGTCCTACTTTCTTTTTAATAATAGTTATTTTTTTATTTCTTTTAGATGGAATTAAACTAAATAATGCAGCACGAATTATATAATTATTATTTTCAAAATATATAGGATTACCAACTAAATTTGGATCATTTAATATATTTTCAAAATTTAGAATATAAATACTTTCACTACTCTCAAATTTTGTTTTTATCAAATTTGTTACGTATATGACATATGGTTGATAAAAAATATCATCAAAAGTACTATAATCGATATCGTCATTTTTTAATTCCATATCTTTTTTTGTAAAATATTCTACTTCGCCTACATTATTATTCTCAAAATCAATATTTTTCACACACTGATATCTATCTTCTGGTTTTAAAGTATTGACATTAATTTCTTGATTAAAAAGACAATCCATTGCCGTTTCTTTTAAAACAGACTGAACATCAATAATTAAGTTATTTAAAATTTGAGATCTCATATACATAATAACATCATAATGAAGAATATTTAATTTTGCCATATGAGAAGATACCAAATTTACATTTAATATTATATCTTCCGAAAAAGGTCTGATAAGATCTTTCATTTCTTTTCTATCTACATCACCATTATATGCTTGATTATAAACACTTTTATTGTAAGTTGATATATATTGATATATACTAACATTCCTTTCTGATGGTAATAATTGACGATGAGAACAATGACGAATACCTCTACCAATTACCTGTTCTATACGAGACCGATTATGCCAAGGTTCAAGAATATGAATTTGTCTGACATTTAATAAACTTATTCCTTCTTTGAAAACACTTGAACCTAACATTATTTTAATATCTGAACCATATTTATTTGTTCCACTATTAAAAGCGGTGATTATATTATCTCTTACATTTTCTTCAATTTTACCAATAATACATACAAACGTCATTGGTTTAAATTCATGAATATTATTTTTATATTCACTACGTTTTTTTCCATCTTTATAACATATTTGTTCATCTTTTGTAGGCTGACTAAAAGAATGCCCTAATAAACCTTTAATTGTCTTTGCATCAGCAAAAACAATTTTGCCATTGTTATTAACAACAACTAAACTAATCCCATTTGCTAAAAGTGCTTGAGCTAACACCTGCGTTCCGTGTTTAATATAATAACTAAAAATAAAATATGTTCCATTTGATATATCGTGTAATATGTTATATATTAATTTCCCTAATTTACATGATATACTTTGACGTTCATCCATCAATTCTGATAAAATCAATTTCTTTTGTGGTATTCTATCAACATCTAATACACCATAATTACCAAATTGAATTAACTTAGTTAACATATCACCAGCAGTTATTCGAGATTTATAAAATTTATCATGTTTTACACTCATTTCACACGGAATTATTTTAATAAGGTCACTATAATTATTATTACGAGTTGTTCTTTTTATTTTATAAATTTTTTTTAATTCATTTATTTTATTATTGACAAAACTATGAATTGGGATAGAATCTGGATATTTCCTTTTAGCAAATGTGTATGGATTTTCTGTTCTAACATATGATACATATCCTTGTGAAACCACACGAAGAATATTTCTAGCTTTTTCATCCTTTATATTATCATTTTCAAAAATATCAGATACATCAATCCTATCATAATCATCATTTATTAAAAGTAAATTATATAATGATATAATTTCACGAGGTTTATGATACATAGGTGTAGCACTTAACATAACTAGTTTAACATTGCGTGAATACTTTAAAATTAGTTCTAAAGCATCATATGGTTTAAAATCTTTAATTTTTTTTACACTATTATCAGAATCAGCTTCATCATCTTCATATTTTTCCAAAGTAATTTCTTCCTCACGATCTGTTTTATACTTTTTTAAATTATGAACCTCATCTACTATAATTACTCTATTGGAAAATATCAAGTCTATCCATTTGATTAATCCTGCAGGAATTGGATGATTAAATTGATACTTATCAATACCATATGTTTCTAATTCTTTAATAATCTCATTTCGAAATTTACCAAATGTCATTAAATCATAATATTTATCTATCAATGATAAAACACTCTTTTTCTTTTTATCCAAACTTGAAAAAAAATCATAATTCAAATAATCAGAACCAGTACATTGATTATATCCTCTAGCTACATCATGTATTTCACGAATGAAATTACTTTTTACTGATTTTGAAAGTATTACTAATACTCTTTTACTATTTTCTGCTACTAAAGTTTTATAACTTTCCGCAATAGTAATAGAAGAACATGTTTTTCCTGTTCCAGTTCCATGAAAAATTAATAATCCATTATAATATGTATTATGAGAGAGATAACTTTTAATTAATTTTTGATGAGATTGTAAATTAAAATTTTTATTTTCATTTGGACATAATTCCTCCTGAATGTCTTCAAAATCATCAGCATTTATTGGTAATTGTTTATTTATTTGAAATTCTTTTTTTTTATATATCTTCTCATTAAAATCTGAATCTGTAATCAT